CTCCAACGCTTAGCGGTTTCTACAGGTGACACAACAAAGGCGCAAGAACTTCTCAATCTTGCTTTGGATGTTGCTCAAGCAACTGGCAAGCCTCTCGAAACAGTGGCGAACGCATTGGGTCGCGCTTACGATGGAAACACAACATCTCTCGGCAGACTAGGCATCGGACTATCGGCAGCAGAACTCAAAACAATGAGTTTCACTGATGTTCAGGGCAGACTCTCAGACTTGTTCGGTGGGGCTGCAGCTAAAAACGCAGAAACATTCCAGGGTCGCATTGCTCGCCTTCAAGTGGCATTTGATGAAGCAAAAGAAACTATCGGTTTTGCATTACTGCCAATCATTGAAAGATTGGTTAACTTTGTTGTCAATCAGGTTGTCCCAAACCTTCAAAAATTTGCCAGTGCATTTGACCCAATAATTAAGGCAATAAACGAGAACAGAGATTCATTCCAAAAATTGTTCAATTTTATTGGAGATTATGTCATTCCAATTTTGACTAATCTTGCAGGTGGAGCGCTTCGAGTTGTAGGTGAAGTATTTGGCAAAATCATCGGAATTATTGGATCAGCGATAGACAAGATTGCAGACTTTGTTGAATCAGTTAAGAACATGGTCAATGCAGTTATCAGTGCTTACAATCGCCTCCCAACACCCGACATTGCTTTAATCGGTGGCAGTGGTGGTTTTGCAGGCGGTGGTGCACCTGGAGCAATTAGCGGTGGAGGTAACGCAGGGATACTCGCTGCAGTTTCAGGATTGGCAACAGTAAGTTCAAGCATGGCAGGTTTGGCAGGCGGTGCAGGCGGTGGCGGTAAAGGTGCGACCGCAGCTAATAAAGCAGCTCTTGCAAGGCTCGAAGCCGATGCAGCAAAACTGGGTGATTTAGTAGATCAACTCATGGGAGTTCAAAGAGTTGACCCATTTGGCTATGGCACTTTCAGAATGGGCGAAGAAAGGTCAATGCAGCAATACAACATAACGGTCAATGGTGCAATCGACTCAGAATCTACTGCTCGCCAAATTGTAGAAATTCTTAATGACTCATCCGCTCGAGGAACGCTTGGCGCTGGAGCATTTGACCGATGACCGCCTGGAGTCCTGTTTGGCAGGTGTCAATTAACGGTGGGACTTTTACAACGGTCACACTTGCAAACCTGACCATTTCATCAGGTCGAACAGACATTTATCGTCAACCTGTTGCAGGCTATTGTTCGGTTGAAATACTCAACACAAATCAGTCAAACCTAAACATTGAAATCAATGACCAAATAACAATTCAGGTCAAGGACTCGACTAGCACCTTCAAGCCTATCTTTGGCGGTTTTGTAACTGACATTGATCAGAGCGTTAGACAATCAGGCGCGCTTGCCATTGTTCAGACTTTCAAAGTGACCGCATTGGGTGCATTGTCCAAACTGCCAAAGATTCTTACCGAGGGCGTTTTGGTCAAGGACTTTGACGGAGATCAGATTTACTCAATTCTTTCTGGGTTGCTTTACAACGATTGGAACGCAGTTCCTGCAGCTCTTACATGGGCTACTTACAACGCCACCGAAACATGGGCAAACGCTCAAAACTCAGGACTCGGTGAAATTGACCAACCTGGAGATTATGAATTAGCTGCACGATCAGCAGACACAACCGATGTCTATTCACTTATTGCAGGGCTTGCGACTTCCGGACTCGGATACATTTATGAGGATGCTCAAGGTCGAATCGGCTATGCAGACTCAACTCATCGAAGCCAGTATCTAGCTGCTAACGGATACCTCGAAGTTACTGGACATCATGCCCTTTCTCAGGGCGTGGCAACCTCTCGCAAACTCGGTGACATTCGCAATTCGGTAACTATTACTTATCGCAATAACGCTCAACAATCAGCATCAGATGCAGATTCAATCGCGCTTTATGGTACTCAGGCTCAAAATATTCTGACCTCATTGCATAACGCATCAGATGCCACTGCTCAAGCAAACTTCTATCTTTCGCTTCGCGCCTATCCTCAAAGCCTTTTTAAGTCCATCACCTTTGAACTGACTAACCCTGAAATCGATGATGCTGATCGTGACCGACTTATCAATGTTTTTATGGGCGAGGCATTAGACATTACAGACTTGCCTGCAAACATGACTGGGGGCAGATTCCAGGGCTTTGTTGAGGGATGGACATTCAACGCAGGATTTAACAAACTTTCAGTGACTCTTAATCTTTCGCCTGTTGCGTTTAGCCTTCAGGCGATGAAATGGGAAAATGTCCCAATCACTGAATCATGGAACACAATTAACCCAACCCTGCAATGGATTAACGCTACAATAGTAGCCTGACAATAGGAGAACAATGGCAACAACGACCAATTACGGGTGGACAACACCTGATGACACCGCACTCGTCAAAGATGGCGCTGCTGCAATCCGCACTCTCGGATCGTCAATCGATACAACCCTAAAGACTCAAATCGATGCACAGATTCCAGATTCGCTACTTACAACTAAGGGCGATTTAATTGCTGCGACTGGCGCTTCTACTCCAGCGCGATTAGCAGTGGGAACAAATGATCAAGTATTAGTTGCAGATTCAACAACTGCAACAGGCTTGAAATGGGGAAGTGTTGCGGCAGGTGCAAATTGGTCACTCTTAAACGCAGGCGGAACTACATTAACAGGCGCACAAACAATTACAGTTTCAGGAATTAGCGGTAAAGATAAAATTATGATTTTAGTAGATGCAGCAGGTGGCGGAGCATCAACTACAATCGCGGTTCGCTTGAATACAGATACGGCTTCAAACTATTATGCTTATGGTTCACAAATTCAATCTAATGCAAGTTATGATGGTTCAGTTATTTTTAATAGAGCGCAGGGAGCGCGGGCATTTATTAGAATGTGCGAAGCCTTAAATACTTCCGATGCTATTTCAGGTTATGTTCTTTTATCGGGTTGCAATAGTGCTGGAGTTAAAGTGTTTAACGGAATAACAGGTCAAAACTCTGATAGCGGCGCAGGTGTCCGAGGTTACAACACAGGCGGCTACTACAATTCATCTAGCACAATTTCAAGCATTTCATTGTTTTCATCCGTTGGAAACTTTGATAGCGGAACTGTCTTTGTTTATACGAGCGCGTGAGGATAATAAAATGAAAATAACAGAAAAAGAATTTAACGCAATTACAGGTGAGGAAACAATCACCGAGCGCGATGAAACAAAAGAAGAAACAAAAGCGCGTTTAGATGCAGAAAAGGCTGCTAAGGCTTATGCCGAAGCAAAGGCAGAGCAAGAAACTAAAAAAGCTGCTCTTTTGGCTCGCCTCGGTTTAACCGAAGATGAACTAAAAACTATTCTCGGATAATGAAACCGCGTTTATCTAAGTCGATTATTCAGTTACGAGAACAAATTGACGATGCCTTCCCCGATCGTGATCGTCGCTCGGACTCAGGGGCTTACTCAGATGCAAGGCATGCTGCTCGTAAGTCTGACCACAATGCGGATGCTAATGGTTGGGTACGCGCCTGGGACTGTACTCGTGCATTATCCGAAGGGCGCGATGTCATGCCCGACTTGGTTAATCAGATTCGACTTTATGCCAAAAAACACGGACGATTTAGTTACATTATATTTGACGAAAAGATTGCTTCACCCATCCTTAAGTGGAAGTGGAGAAAATATCGCGGCAGCAATCCGCACAAAAAACATGCACATTTCTCGTTTCGCAAAGATGCGGATTTGGATGGCTCGTTTTACAAAGAAATCCCTATGATCGGAGATAAGTAATGAATATCAAAAACCCTCTATTCCTAACCGCAGGTGCATTTCTTTCTGCATGGGCAGCTTCAAATTTCGATGTCGATTATCGCGCAATTCTTTGGGCGGTTCTAGCAGGTGTCTTTGGTTACGCCACTCCCAAAAAGTAATGAGTCCGCAAGACTGGGCGGCTGTTGTAGCTGTTGCGCTGACCGTTATTGGTTCATTTATTGGATCAGTGCGATGGCTAGTGAAGCATTACCTAAACGAGTTAAAGCCAAATTCAGGAAGTAGTATGCGCGACCAAATCACCGCACTTGAAGCGCGTGTCGAAACGATTATCCGCATCCTAGAGAGGTAACAATTATCTCATGGCAAGAAAAGCAACTAAGGCGTTAGAAGATCAAGGCTATTCGCAGCTTGAGGCTTATTGCATTGGAATCCACGAATTTTGGAAGGGACTCAAAAAAGCAGGGTTCACAACTGAAATTGCTCTTGCCATCGTTACAGAAAAAAGCGCATATCCTGATTGGTTATTGCCTACACCCATAAACCCGAACATTCCTGAGCCTGACTGGTACGACGATGAGGATGAATGACAAAAACAAAATCTCGCATATTGGTTATCAGCGATCTTCAAATTCCGTACCATCATGAAGCAGCAGTCAAAAATTTAATCAAGTTAGTTAATCGGGAGAAGTTTGACCTCGTTATCAATACGGGCGATGAGTTAGACATGCAAGCCCAATCAAAATGGGCGAAAGGCACAGGACTTGAATGGGAGGGTCAACTGGATGCTGATCGAAGCCTTGCTCAAGAAATACTTTGGGACTTACGCACAACAGACATCACTCGAAGCAATCACACAGATCGCCTTTATCATACACTCTTGCGAGGAGCGCCGTCCCTCATAGGTTTGCCTGAACTGGAATATCCAAAGTTTATGGATTTTGCTTCATTGGGTATCCGATTTCATAAGAAGCCTTTCGAGTTTCATCCAGGTTGGGTTTTGGTTCATGGGGACGAGGGTTCTATGAACTCCAACGCAGGACTTACTGCCCTCGGTTTGGCTAAGAAGTTTGGCAAAAGCGTGGTTTGCGGTCACACTCATAGAGCGGGCATCAGTGCCTATTCTGAGGGCATAGGAGGCTCATACAGGAC